CAGTGTTAGGATCTTCAGTCACGGCCACCCTCACTGGAAGATTTCGACAGCACTCGGGGCAGACTATAACAGGAGTGTCAACCGACCGTGACCTCGCGTGCATGGTGGTATGGGTTCTCTCTCGGCATTTCTTTAACGATCTGTACGATAATAATTCTAATTACCGTCTTAGACATACGATTTAGCCGAGGACTGGTGATCGTAGATTGCCCGGCCGGAACCACACTATTTATCGTTAAAGTCAACGGAGAAACAGAATGCCGCACCTAAAACATGAAAAAGCCCGCCGGGGAGAGCGCCCCGACGAGCCTTTTCGATCACCATCTCAGCCACACGATGATGATTTACCACTGAATCCCGCGCTCACGGCAACGCCAGTCTAGGCCCTCACCCTCTCGGAGTCAAACATGTATGATGCAACTCAACTGCGACGCTTCCAATTAGTTCGGAATCATGACGTCACCGGCGTGTCCGGTACCGGCATTGTCGTGCTCGGCGTGCAATTCCCTAGCGGTAAGGTCATCATTCAATGGCAAGGGGATTATCCTTCGTTGGTCATTTGGGATTCCATCGAGGACGCCATGGTAGTGCACGGCCACGACGGAGCTACCCAGCTTGTTTGGATTGACCAACCTTTTTGAGCCAATTACGAATGGTTTCGGGAGTGACGTCGTATTTTCTCGCGATTTGACTGATTGGCATCCCACCCATAAACAATCGATACGCTGTCTGATGATCTTCTGGGGTACCCTTGGCAACCATAGTCGCAGAGTGTAACCGATCGATTATTCCTCGTCCACCGGATGACGGATGACCACAACATCATCGTAACCAATACCGGTCAGAGTGTTAGCCAAACAATCAAATGCATCAGGCGTGAGTCCACTAGCGCTCTGTCGATCAACGTCATCACGATCAACTTGGGCAGTGATCAATACGTACATCATGGCCTCCTGTGGCCGTCACGTCTGAGGACGCTAGGGTACCTCCACTGTCAAGGGGTGAATCATGTGGATGACGACAATGGACTAATTTACATTATCCTCATGGGAGTGGCGTTCGTGTTGTTTTTCATTATTCTTCTCTAGTAAAACGCAGCACGTTGCAGGGCTATTTGATTAATGTTGGTAACAGGTTGAGGCAAAAACGTTGAAGGCGCGACTGGTACTGGCACATAATTGACGACAATTCCGACGTAGTCGAGAGAGAAAACGTTAGCCGTGGTCACTGCGGCACGAGTGAAAGATACCGTGGCTTGAAGATCAGCCATCTGCGCCCACGTCGGAACATTCGCCCCGGTCAGGTTGACCGTCTGCGCTGTGCCGGGTGACGCCTCAATCGCTAAAGCGGTCGGTGACCCAACTGCGGTCGCACCACTAAACAATTGCACGGTAGTCGATGCCGTCCGCGAGGTAGTACCACTGAAACACTTTACGGTGACGTCCACTGAACTAATCGATTGAGGTTGCGTTCCGCCCATGGCAGTCTGAGCACCATAACCCGACAATCGAATCGTGCCGACACCGCCGGAGGCGAGGTTAGTAAACGTGGCATAAGTGCTCGCCGTCGAGCCGGTGGCATTAGTCGTGCTCGCCCATGTCGTACCGCTCGTGGTGGCAACCGTCGTCGGATACAATGCGGACGTGGGGATCGGCGGGGTATACGTCGCCCCCGCATTAAGAATTTCGACCCCGACCCACGCTTTTTGAATTGCGGCCGTATCGCCGGTCCACCCGAGAGTGACCGGCGTGCTCGCGGTGGTCGTCGTGACGGATTGTCCGGATTGAATACGGGCGCCGTCGGTGGCATCGACATTTTGAATGTATTCGAGGGTCGCCGCGTTTTCGTTAATCGTGCCGGTAGTGTCATACGATGATGACAACATAACCAATGAACCGGTGTTCGACGGAGTGAAAGACTGCGCTAATCCAACCACGGTGGCAGACTGGAAAGTCTTCGTGACTCCGATATAACCGCTGGCACTGGTCCCGGTGATCACCTTGACGGTGAGCATCTTACCTTTTTGCGACGCGTCAGTGGTGAATGTGACCGTCATCGACGCCCCGGTCGCCGTCCCGGTTCTGACAAATACTCCTGCGTATGTTGCGTTCGGGCATTGGATTTTATATTCCGCCCATGAGCCACCGAGCGAATCGGTGATTCCGAACGGGGGCCCTGCCACACCAGATCCGCTATAAATGATCCCCGCCATTGCTACTAATATTGATCCACTCGGCGGGGTAAACGAGGCAGTGACAAGCGTGGTGGTCGTATCACCCACGGGGGTAAGGCTCGCCGGACTCGACGCGTCAACTGCCAGCGCCACAAGAATCTCCTATCTAAAAACGAAAACCCCCTGACCCGTCGCGGGAAGTCAGGGGGCATCGCTCGATCATTCTACGGCTTCGTGATCTTGACCAGACCGCGCGGGTTCAAGATCGCCATGCCGATCAATTCATCCATTACCCAACCCTTGTGGAATTGTTCGACCTGCGGGTTTTCCTCAACATCGAGGGAATACATCACAGGAAGAACACCAAGGAACTTGGGCTCCGGGGCGAGATACGTTGTCTTCGGCGGAATGATGATCGACTTACCGATCTGGAATTCACCGAACTGAACAATGCGCTCACCAGCGACAACACGGTCCTTGAAAGCCCAGCCTGTCGTATTAATATCCCAGCGATACAGATCGCGATAATCGAAGGGATTAAACAGGAGCCGCTTGGCTTCCAATTCGAGCATGTCGGTGACGCTCACGGCGTCGTACAGCACATTCGCCGAGAGATATCCACCCGGGGCGGACACCACGTGGCTATTGCCGTACGGGTCCTGCGGCGAATACTGAGTAATTGCCGCTTCCAGCAGAGTAATCAAACGGCTGTCTTCCTGCCGCATGATCGCCTGCTTGGTTTCGTCCTGGGTGTACTCCACAATGTTCACCCGGAGACGGTACAGATCTTCCTTTTTAATCTTCGGGAACGAAGCAATCCGAAAGAGCTGCACGATCACGCGCTTACCCTCGAATGGGGTAATCTTGACTTCACCCTCATTAGAGTGAAGCATGTATGCCTGGCCGAGATCATCGAGCACGTCATACTCGACCGGCACACCCGGAGTCAGAGCGTCCTCTAAAAGAACGTTCCGCACGAGACCCTGATAGCGAAGCTTTAGCTGAATCGGGCCGATCATGGACGCGCCGAGCTTATGAATGCCGCCGGTCCGGTCCGCCAGAATCGAAGCTAATTTCTGTTGCTTCGCCGTCTTGGAAAGACTCTGGCCGCCAAGCTTTTTCTTTGCGGCAACGATCTCCCGAACATAATCCTCAGAAGCTTTTGCCACTCGGCCCATTCCTGAACCGGTTGCCACCGCAGGAGCAGTAGTCATATTATTTCCCTCCCTTACGCAAACCGGTTCAGGCGGACGATGATCTTTGAGGTGCCAACCACATCAATCAATTCCGCAATGGCATCGGCACCCGCGTTCGGCGTGCCCACCGGGGTAAGCTTCCCAATCCCCAAGGTATGCGCCGCTAAGGTGACCGAGAGCAACTTTCGCGACCCGTCGGTGGGAACCGTCCAGGTCGCCGTGGTGTCGAATGCCGGTGCCAGAATTTCAAACACCGCGTCCGCGCCGCCCACCCACACCGTGAAAAGGTTAGTGTTGGTCGGCTTAACCTCATCAATGCCCAGCGTCGGGGCCACGAAAAGCGCAGAAAGCCCGAAAGGCTTCATTGTCGCGGTACCGGTGCACAGGGTGAAGTTTTCACCGCCCAGCTTGCTCATCACCATGCCGGGATAAATATCCACCGACCGATTCCAGTTGGAATCAAGGAATCCGCCGTACGGGGTGGCCTGGTGCTGCGCGTAGAGAGGCCGAATGGTCCGCTTTTGCGAAACGTTCGTGATCGGGGTGTAGAACATATTTTATTTCCCTCCCTCATCAAGAGTATTGTTTTTGTCGTACGTGCTCAGGGTCAACATCTTCCCTTTCTGTCTTTGTTAAGGGGATCGAGTCAACCCCTTTGACCTGATAGAAGGAGGTTAATTACAACGCAAGGAAATGGTCACCAACATCACCACGAGTGGCTTCCTTCAATGAAGAACCACGTTGCATTGACGGCATGTTGCCATTCGTGCGGTGACCATTCGTTGATGCCTGGGGCACGAGAGCACGGTTGCGCTCAGGCTTCTTAGTCTGGGCCACTGCGGTAAGAACCTTCAACCGGTCCTGTACAATAAATTTATTCATCTTCTCGAATCCGGCCACAACCTGATACTTCTGCTCAGGAGAAATCAGGCCGAAATCGACGTACATGTCAGCGAGGCGAATCGCATCCACCGCACTCGCCTTCGGCGGCCAGTTATGATCCGTAGAGTTGTCCGGGTCGGTCAACAGCGGACCATTCTGGTCGTACTCGCCGCGCTCATACTGCGACGATTCCCCACGATCCGTATTAACATCGGAGACCGGCTTTTCCGGATCCTGGGTGTCCGTGTCTTTCTTCGCCGCGCCCATATTGTCCTTCGGAGCATCGGCCCGCCGACGACGACTAAACGCGGACGTTTTGCTGTCGCTCAGATCCTCACCGGGGTCACGCGTCCAAGAATCGTTAGGATTCACAGTATTATCCTTATTCTCCTCGCGGACATCCTCCGGATCAGAACCATCGGCGTTCGTGTCACCACTCGCCCGCTTTGAATTATAAGGATTCTGTTTCTTTTCCTTATCATCATCCTGAGGGGGTGACGAATGAGGAGGAGTCTGGGGATTTGAATCCTGGGGCGGTGCCGGAGGCTTAGGCGGTGCCGGAGGCTGTCCACCACCACCCGCAGGCGCACCCGTGGGCGGGGCATCCTGTTTTGCTTTCTCCGGCGAGGTCTCAGGAAGTGCATCTTTCGGATGTTCCTGAGTTACCGGCATTTGCAAATGAGGATCGTGGTACAAATCCTCATTGTTTACCGCTTCCGGCTGGCCCACCTCATTGTGAATCAGTGAGGTCCCATCCCCATGATCCTGAAGGTGA